CATTCCGCGCCAATGTTTTTTGCTAGCAGCATCCCATTCGGCCTCAGTTGCATCATTAATGCTTTTAGTCTGCGACTCCTTCTCAAACACTCCATTAGCATTCAATCGGCCCTTCCGGTCTTTAATCTCTTCCCAGGCGTGTTCAAGGCATTCTAGAAGATTCGTTCCTTCTAAATCAGCAACAATAATCAAAGTCACTAGCACATCACCAATGCCATCACGCACACCAGACTGATCGCGCTTAATAAGAGCATCGCATAGTTCGCCGAACTCTGATGCCGTTTTGAGGAGTTGCGTTTTTGAGTTGCCATATTGAAGAATTCTCCTTTCTTCCGCCCATCTAATGACCTTCATTTCTAGTTCATTGAAACTTGACATAATGCACTTACTCCTATTTTGCCTTTCGTTTTGCCCAGAGTTGTTCCTGGTACTCTTTTGCACGTTGCTTCTGTAGACAACCGCAAGACTTGCTCTGGCCTGACAACAGGTTCTGTTCTAGCACTGAGCGTATCGTCCCGCATCGACACTTAGCGACCAGTACGCGCTTTATGCCATTTGCCGTCTGTTTATCCTGATCCGCTTCTATAATCGTCCAGTAGCCAATCGTCATGCCAATAATATCCTGTCTAGCTCTTGGCATCGCGTTTCATCCTAGGAAGGCCACACCAGTGAGTAAATTGTCCCTCTGGATAATACTGGCCGATAATCGCTGTGCCATAGACAGTGCGTAGTAATATCTTTGTGCCATTCGGCGGAGGATATTCTCCAACCGCTTTCCATTCTGGCTGATATTCTGCTACATATCTTTCGTTATTCATACTTCTCAATAGTTATTATTAATGCACCAGATTGCACTGGCTCGCCGTAATAGGCGTAGATGCGTTTAACGTCTCTATCGTTGTTGATAACTATACCTTGCAAGCCATCGAGCGTTGCCTTAATGCAGTTATCTAAATCTATTAATACTTTACTGGCGCGACCAGTAATCGTCAGCTTTGGCCGTAGCTCTAAGATCACGCTGACCGGCCCAGAGATCAGCTTTGCCTTGTGCTTGCTTGCAATGTACTTAATCTCATTGCGATAGCGCCTAGCTTCTGGCGTAAGTGTCTGCCGTCCATTGTACGTTCGCCAGATGGCGTTCATCGACACAGGATATGGCAGTTCAAGTGTAATCATGTAACTATTGTTGCATTATGATCCTATGCGTGCAAGTTCGTTTCCATGATTCCCTATTCCCTTTATGATTCCCTTAATTCCCTTCCGCCAAGGGAACAGGTGTCGTTAGTGTGGGAAACATCAGTTCCCACTAACGATTCCCTCGATTTTTTCCTAAGGGGGAACCGATAAAAGGGAACCGATATTTGTGAACAAAAAATGACCAAGTTTTTTAACAAAAGCACGGCTGACGATTCCCTTTTTTAGTCTGCATTGGTCCGATAAGGACGCGGATTGATGATGTGATAGACGTGCGCCTTGCCAACTTCAGTCATTGAAATTATGCCTTGAACTAGGAGATCAAAAAGAACCTCATCAGCAATCGTGCCTTTGCCTTTGATAAATTCTTTTAGCTTTTTCTTAGACATGTTTCCATGATTGGACAAAGTTTCTAAGATCTTTTGACGAACTTCAATCCGCTTTTGTGACTTGGCGGCTTCTGCTCCTGCCTCTTTAACAACAATACGTTCTTCAGTGCTAGAAATGCAAGGTATACCATAACGATAACGTACTGTTTGCACCGTGCCCCATGGAGTGTTTACTTGCTCTGAATCAGCAAAAGATTCAAATTTTATATCCGTGTAATCGGCTTCAAAACGGCGCTTGCCAAGTGTTAAAAACCTATTTCCATCCAAATTTAATAAGTAAGCAACGGCGTTTGCGTCACCTTCAAATGCTCCTGCCCCACGCGCAGACATTTGGTCAACTTCTGTTTTACTAGTTACTTTGCTAGTATGAGCAACTAACCAGACAGCCGACCTTCCTATTGCGCTTTTTATGTCGGCAATAATCTTTCCGGCTTCTGCATTATCGTTTTCATTATCTAAATCAATAGTAGCGTTACTAGTGTCTAATACTATTAATGGTTCTACAACATAATTGTTTTGTTCTGTTCCTAAATTTATTGAATACTCATTACGCATCTTTGTAATGAAAGCTGCTAAGTCATCTCCCTTTTTGCGTCTAGCATTTTCAATACGAAACCAGTAACGAAAACCTTCCTTTGGCTCTTCCAATTGCTCATGCTTGCAAATGCCATAGATGATGCGTTCAACCTGATCTGCATCTTCAGTCACATAGATAACGCGCCGTCGAAGAACAGGCTTAATTTCTGAATCAGGATCACAAAGATGTGCAGCATGAAACGCCAACGGCACTAAAAGACTGGTCTTGCCTACGCCTGGAGGCCCAGCAATCACAGTAATTTTGTTGCTGATGAATCCGTCAATGACAAATTCAACTGGCTTCAACGTGTCAAGGTCATAAACATGCTCGGATTCGCTAGTGGCTAATATTTCCTCTGCTTCTTCTGGAGCAAACTTTTCAGCAGATCGCACTGCCTCTGGAATGTAGTCATAGCGTTCTTTCCACGTCTTGTAATCTTTGATCTTACGCGCCGATCTTTCCATCAAAGAGCGCAACACGTTTGTGACTGCACCAGGATGCAAACCAGATGCAACCAGACTACCAGCCAAGCGGATGAGGCTATGGTGCAGCGATTCGCCAGTAATAATGTTGTCGATGAGGTCTTCAATCTTTTTGTCTTGAGGCTCATATGTTGAGCCTGAAGCTATGACATCTTCTACTGAATCAAACGTCACACCAAAAACTTCAGCCGCTTCGATAAGACTATATTCAGCCTCTGGATTCCATTCTTTTAAGACATGCTGAAAATTGTTGTTCTTAGGTTTCTGATTCTGTCCAACCGGCAACCGACAATAACGAACCGCATTGTTGCCAGACGCATCCACTGGCATGAGGCCAACGCTTGCCATGGCGGATAGCAGACCATTGACGTAATTTATGTCCGCCGCCATAGGATCAGAGCTAGAAATGAACAAACCAACCTGATAGTTGCCTGGGCTAGTTTCAATGATAAAACTTGCCTCTCCATTGAGTTTTGTAATGTCTGGATCGTCAGCAACAAGGACTAAAAGTCGATCAAAATAATCATTTTTGCGCCTGACAACACCATTTTGCGGACGTAACGCAGCTACCGAATAGTAAGTGTTGCGATTGACTAAGCTATCTACATCGCTCTGCTCTGGTAGGTATTTTGATCCGCCCCAAGGCGCATGTGGTAAGCCAGGATCTCCAGTAAACGCATTTGTCCACAGAAAAGTTCCTTCCGCGGCAGATTCAGCAAGACAATTTAGAAATGTGGAATTTTCTATTTTCATGCGTTGTTCTTGTTTTCAAAGTAATCGCTTAATGCCTTAAGAGTGTTGTAGCGCGGATTCTTTTGCACACCGTTCCTGATCTCGCAAACAGTGGTGTATCCAAGGCCAGTTTCACTAGCTACAATATCTATCCGCCTATCCAAAAGCTGCTCTCGGACCTCTTTCAAGTCCATCATTTCCACTTCTCCGTAAAATTTAGCTATCAAAGTGTTGACAAGCCTATCAGACTAATTTAGGATGTCAACCGAAGCCAAGGAAACGCTTGGCACTCACCAGGAAAGGAGTAAGTATGGCAATTAACCTAAAGTCCACTAGAGGCGCTGCTTCTGATGGCGTAAAAGTCCTAGTCTACGGAGGCGCTGGCAGTGGCAAAACAACTCTTATCGGAACGCTTCCAGAGCCGATTATCATCTCTGCTGAAGCTGGCTTATTGTCACTGGCTGATTTGGACATTCCATATATTGAAGTCACGGATATGGCTAGCCTCAAAGAAGCGTACTCTTTTGTTACGTCTGCGGAGGCTGCTGATTTTAAGTCTGTAGCAGTTGACTCTATCTCTGAGATTGCTGAAGTTGTCTTGAACGCTGAGAAGAAAGCTACTAAAGACCCTAGACAAGCCTATGGCGCATTGCAAGAGCAGATGACTGACCTTGTACGCGCATTCAGAGACATCTCTGGCAAGAACGTCTACATGTCAGCCAAAATGGAAAAGACTCAGGATGAATCTGGCCGTATTCTTTATGGCCCTAGTATGCCGGGAAATAAGCTGTCTCAAATGCTTCCGTACTTCTTTGATGAAGTGCTTGCACTGCGCGTAGAAAAGGATGACGAAAACAAGCCACAAAGAGCTTTGATGTGTGACTCAGATGGCCTTTGGTCAGCAAAAGACCGCTCCGGCAAGCTAGACCCTTGGGAAACAGCAGATCTTTCTTACATCATTAACAAAATAGCAGGTAACACAAAATGAAACTGGTACTTACTGACGCATCTGGCGGCGAACACGATCTTGACGCAGTAATCCTTGGCATTGCTGGAGACATTCATAGGCTTAATCAGCGCCTGATTAATGTTGAGCAAGAGCTTGGCATTTCTTATCAAGACGCTGAAGCTGAAGCAATTGCAGATTCGGAGGAAGAGAATGTCGGATCTGAATAACCTGTCTCAGCAATGGCTAGAAGCCAAGACGCTTGAACGTGACGCTATGGAACGTAGGCGCACGATAGAGCTAGAGATGGCTAAATGTCTCAAACTACAGGACTCTGACGAAGGTACTGTCAGTCATGTATCTGGCCCGTACAAGATTAAAGCTGCATGTCGTATCAACCGCAAGATTGATCCTGAGCAGTTCTTGCTACTGGCTAATGATGCAAAGATTGACGTTACTGAGTTCACGAAATGGAAGTGCGAACTAGTCATGAGCGCATGGAAGAAGCAAACGCCATTTGTACAACAAGCACTGAGCAAGGCAATCACTGCCGAACCTGGCAAACCAACATTTACAATTGAAATTACGGAGTAA